CCGCGCCGCAGCACTGCCGCCAAACAGCGCAGAATTTCGCAGGGTAGGACGTCGCCCTTCAGGGGGCCGACGGGATAACCAATTAATCCAGCCAAAGGCGTCTCTCCATTAAATCGTAGGTCTCCGCACAAACGACAAAGTGGTAACGACCCCGGACTGTTGGTAATTCCAAAAGTGTTGGTCAAACTGATCAGCTCAAGGTGGCTTTCGGCACACCCCACAAGCTAATCAACTCACCGAGTTCCACAAGAGGACCAATTAAAAGGATTCTCAACCGTCAACCGACGGGAAGGACCTTGTTCCGTGGGGGGGGTGGGTGGCCTAGTAAGAGATTGGACTCGTCTCTTCAACTAGGGGTTCGTCTGCCGACGTGGCGAAGGTTAGACACAGGACCTACAACCTCAGGCGTACTAGGGGGGCCAAGCCCGTTCCAGCAAGGGAGTTTTTCAATGGTTACTCTCCAAAACCCAGAGCGTGTGCGATCAACGCTATTCCGCGCTCGAACTCGGGACATGCTCAGTCGAGGATTCTCGAGAGAGAGATAGAAGAACTGGTTTCCTATCTCTCTCAAACATGTCGCGGAGTTGAGCCAACCTCTCAGGTCGGAAGACAGGTATTGGCCGCGCCACAGGAGGTGGCGGGTCAAAGGCCCTGCGTAGCTCGACAAGAGCGAAGCGCTCAGAGTCGGAACGTCCGAGGATGGAGATCGGAGGTACGGGGTCAAAGAAATCGACCACATACTCCAAATCTACGAATCCATAGACAATGCCCGACGCCGGGGGAATGGCATCATACCCTTTGAAAACCGATTGAATATTCTGACGTTTCTCAGCTGAAGTAGCTGATGCGCCCTGACAATAAAACAAGTCAGGACCCTCGTAGAAATAATCAAGCTCGGCCTTGGGTATGCGGACCGGGAAGGTCACGTTCGGCAAAACTTGCCGAAGGGTATCAAATGACGTCGCCATCAAATTGGAAACGTCATTCTCCACACAAAAACCAATGATACCTGGTGTGGAAGTGGGCTGATATGTCGTGAACTTGAATTTCAAGGCTCTGATCACAAAACGATCATAGAGATATCCATAAACCGACAAAGGGCCGGTTAACAGGATAGGATTCAATGGAATGGTATTGTCATCGAGAGCGTTTGCCCCCGCCGAGTCCGTAGTAAAAAAACTAGCGGGCCCGGAGAGGATAACGGCAAACGGCTGAGAGCCAGAAATCCGCATACCCGCGACACCCAGGAGTGGGTGATCAACGGGTTGCTCGGACTTCATCTGAGAAATATTGTTCTGAACACAGGCAAAGGAGGCTGGAGTTGCATAACTCGCCTCCCTCATGTTGAAGATCCCCCGGATACCACGAATGGCACCAGGAAGGACTCCTGCGACAGTTTCAGCGACATCTAGGGCTCCGGAGAGGAGACCCTTACGTCGGATGTTGGGACGACGTGGCCGACTCTTACGAGCGTAAGAGCGTGATTGGGGAAGAGGGGGTTGAGGGGGGAGAGGAGCCGCACGGGACGGCTTGCCACGACTCCGGTAGGAGATCGTGACGGGGAGAGTGGCGGGGGAATTTACATTCTTTCGTGGCATAAGCCACGTAGAATAGCCGATTAACAGGGAAAGACTGGAATGCTTTTAAAAGCAAGTCGCATCTCCCGATCATCGGCAAGTTCAGAATCCCTCCAGGTATTTCGCCGTTTGAACAGACGGGAAATCTCCTTAAAACTGGGCAGTACAAGCTTGTACGTCACAACAGTTTTTAACTCACCCTCGTTGGTGGTCTCTCCTTTTCGAAAGGCTTCGAATCTCTCCCAGGAACCGCTAACAAATGGTTCTAGCTCCGGTAATTGAGGAGCCCACTCTTCGGAGAACGGGAGAAGGTGACTGTTCCCATCATAAGCATAAGTCACGAAAGCAGCGGAACGACCAATGCGATCCGGATTCGTGAACTTAACAGAGGGCTCATAATGCAAAGTTTTTGCCTTTGGCCCTGGATGCTTAAAAGAGTCTAACCTCTCCCGAGCGAGCGCACGCTGCACTCGCGTCCATGAGAATTCCCATGGATCAGAGGTCGAAGGGACCTCACACCCCAAACCCCCCAGCGCCAAAGGAGCAAACAAATTGAGTGCTCCCTGACGGGTTTGACGGATCATCTCCTTTCGATGAATTGAGGAGAAGCGGGCGAAGGCCCGACCTGGGTGAAGGCTATTGCGATTCAGGTAGTTCCATGAGGAACCGAAGGAAAAGGGAATGTCCCCTTTCTCCTTACCACCATCTGCGGTATGGTTCTCAACCCTCTGCTTACCAAGCAGAACCCCTATATTGAAGTAGGGGGTGTGTACCCAGGTGGGACGCTTGTAAACAAGCTCACCATCCTGGAAGGTCGAGGAGAAGTCTCCTCGCATACACCACTGTTGGGAGTTAATGGTAGCCAAAGTAGGGTGTTGGAGAGATTTACCTGGTAAGAGTTTGAAACCCACCTTAGATATCTCTTCGCGCCACGTCTCTTGGAAGATCCTGTTGGAGTAATTCAGGATATCATCACCATTAATCTTGACCGCGAGACTGGAAAAGGAGGGACAGGGAAAACCCTTCCACTCGCCCTTCTTGTCGCAGGAGGAAGCCCTCCTTTCTTTCCAATAGCGAACGACCGTTCGCCAATAGCAGATCAGATTGATCATGCACAAAATTGGAAAAGAGAGGGGAGAACCCATCAGCTGACCACAACTCTGTCGAAACTCCCTCGGTGAACCATCAAGGGGAGGATAGGAAATACTCTGCTCATAGAGCACATTCCGACAAACATCAGCAAGATGTTCCTCCATTCGACCTTGATCGTCCTGACATCTGGACAAACCAGACTTAAGAAGGATTTCCTCAAAAACAGCCTTGGTGGCTGAGAGGTGAATTGTGTCAGTGGCTCCCGAATAATCTCCTGAGTTCCAATGGCCCCGAGGACAACGGGGGTCATTGTGTAACCAGTGCGTCATGGGGGAGTCCGAGAGAAACTCGAGATCTCCCACCGTCATAGGCGCACCGATCAAACTGAACTGAGGGAAT